AATCTCAGCTGGTTTACTGAAGAGATAGCATTGGCTGAACCATAGGCGCCATTGCCCCAGGTGCCGATACCCCAACCGGTACTGGTTACATAAGTATCCAGGCCCACGTTTATTTGATAGGTGCCTACAGTGCTAGAGCCGCCATTTCCAGAGTCGCTGGCATTTGCCGTGACAGTGTTACCGCTAGTGTCCTTAGCGGTTATGGTGTAGGTGTTGGCATCTGTCACCAGAAGAATTTGATATTCCTGGTTAAGCACGCCGGCTGTAATTAATCCGCCCAAAGAAGCAGCGCCGCTAAATGTGACAAAATCGTTTGTCACCGCGCCATGGGCAGTATCTGTGATTGTAATTGTTGAAGAGCCGTTAGAGGCTGAAAAGGTTACATCGCCTGCAGAAGTAACCAGGCGAATAGGGGTAACGTCATTGTAAGCATTACCCTCTTCAATGTAGTATTTCCAGGTGGTGCCTACACCTAAGAACCTGGTGCCACCGAGAGAGATCCAGCTATGCAGTGCCCTGCTCAACCCAAGAAAATAATTCTGGCCGAGCTGCTGCCAGCCGCCTACTTTCTCTACACGGGCTTTTCTGAAGCGCACAAGATTGCCATCAACCCAGCCGCCCTGGGCGCTGTAGTCGGTGGCTTCTTTATTTATGCCAGCTTGAAACTCTATCTTTGATAGCGGCATCAGCTATCACGCTAGTCGAATAATAGCGCCTGTTGCTGTTGGCGTTGGGAAGACAACAGTAAAGTCTCCAGCAGTGGAGGTCTTATCTCCACCAAAGTCCACAGCACAAACAGCTTTATCTGATTGAGTATCGTTATAAATCAAGCAGCCCCTAGCGGTGATTGTGGCATTGCTGAAGGTAAGATCATTGAAATCACATACCGCAGTAGTGCCTGTAGCGAATGGCGTTACGTTAGTAAGCGCAGATCCACCGGAGGAGTAGTTGGTCCCACTAGCTTGGCCTGTTGTGGTAAACGCGGTTGTAGCCGCACCCAGGTTAGCCGAAGAAGTGTAAAGCGCTAACTTAAAACTGTTACCGCTAGAGTTAGTAAAATTGTGCGTACCGACAAGCAGCTCTTGCTTGAAGGACGTACATATTGCTGAAGTTATAGCCATCGTCACAGCTCCTTTAAAAATTTGGCAACGTCACCGTGGCCAATTTCTTCTAATTTATTGGACACTGTAACACGATCCGAAGCGATTGCGCTTCTCATGCCTGTCAATATTACATTATAAACTGCGTTTCGGAAAGCAAACGCTTGTTCTTTGATGTGAGGAGATGCTTGCTCAGATATGCCACAAATTCTATTTGTCGTCTGTTCTGCCCAAAACTCTGGGTCATGGCCACGATTGTTTGTAGTCTGAACCGTGATTTGGCCCATGCCTAAACCTATATTATCTTTAATCATCCTTTGTATGGCTCCGGTGCTGAGGGCATGTCTATTGTCTCCAGGTTGTGCTTCTTAATCATTCCTGGAAGCATTGACCTTGGGCACAATACCCATTCGCCTTCTGGGCTTGGCATTGCCACCATAGGATCTGGCAGCCGGTGATAACCATACAGCCTGTCGGTGATCGGCACGTTACTATCAAGCAGCGTTGACCTGGGAGAGGCCCCTATGGCGATTCCTTCAGAGATGCACTTAGATATCCAAAACTCCAGGCAAGCTCTTCCTGCTTCAGCAAAGTGAATGTTCTCTTTATAACTAAAGTCCATGCCGAACAGGTCCATTTGGCCCACCTTGTTCCACAAACCAAATGCAATAGCATAAGCAGCGGTGGTGTTTAAATAGGCGCATTTCGCTGAGGTTGCAACTTCAGCCAGGGGATATTCGACAATAGCCGGCACGCGCTCATCAAGCACGCAGGAGTATATTGGCTTTGTTACGCCAGGCAACAGCTTACGCATTACCTCGGTTTGATTGCCAGCATCCTCACTATCCAGATACCTGGTGGGAGGATCCATCATGAATACTCTATCGTAATTGAATGCGGCTATGGCTGAGTTAATCACCCAGACTTCATCCCATTCTTTAGAGTTCTCCAGGCCAATTACAAAATCAATTTGTGAGGCGCCTAGACCGAGTATTGCAATTTTTTTATCTTTAAGTTCTTTTATTGGTTCCATTAAGTGACGCCCGTTCGTAGTAAGTCATACCTATATTCATCCCTGGTTTCTCGGCCCTCACTCACATTCTTCATGCGAGATAAGGCTTCTTTAAACCTGGTCTCAAAGGTGGCTACTACATCGGGAGTCTCTTTTAAGAACACTGCGGCTTCAACGAGCGTACCGTACAACAAAGCATCACTATACTTAGTTGACAACACTGTGGTGCCTGATTCGGCGCCTGCAGTCAACGATGGTGGCTTATACAGGTAATGCAGCTCAATTGTGTAACCCGCATCGGGAACCGGTGAAAGTTCAAATGCGTCATTGTCAAACAAGCTGTAATACTTGGGCTGTCCGGTAACAGTTGAGTTTGGACTGTACTCTTTAATGAATGACGGGTGCTTAAACAGCAAATACGAATATACGTTAGAGCTGATTACCGCCAATGAAAAAGGAGCATAGAAGTCTGTAGGTGTAGCCAGGAATCGGTTGTTCTGCGAAACCGTTCCCTGGACGTTCTTGCGCTGCTCAGGCAGCTGAACCATAGAGAAGATTCGGTCCTCAGACTCTCTGATAAATTCATCCAGGTTATCATTAAACGTGGTTTCATTTACCTGCAGGTAGTCCTGAACCGTAGACTTCAAAGTCGCTAATGTAAAGCTCATGATGTAGTTACCTCCACAGATCCTACATTAGCACTTATTGCAAATGTTTGCAAAGTTGTACCTAAAATACCATCGCCCACATTCGTATACATTGTGAACACGGTGTTATCGTGGCCGTCCGAAGATGGATCTGGCCGCGACTCTTTTAAAGCCTGGGGGTCAATAGGGGTAGGCTTTCTCATAAGCTGGGGGTGCTTTGGGCTCCACTGATCTGGACCCACCAGCAAACCATCCCAGGTCTTCTTCATGTCTTTGAGCTTGTAACGAAATCCTGTAATGTCACAGATCCCGTATGCTCTTCTGTCAGATGCGAACGCCATTAGGCAATGTTATACCCGCGCAGATCAGGAGCAATTCTAAACGATGCACGCTCTTCATCTTGCGATAGTGCTCGCTGAAACTCTTCCTCATACATCTGCTTGAGCATTCCTACTTTTTCGGGCGCTTTTTTGATAGCCATATAATATGCTAGTCCAGCAGCCAGGCATGGATAAAACCGGAAAGGCAGATCCATAGTATTGGCGCCAGCTCCGGCATCATCCATTCTGGAAAGCACGTTGCAATATACAGTGTACTTCCCGCTCTGGTCAGGTGCAGGCCAAACCGTAATGGTTGGGCTCAAGGTCTTGTTGACGTAAAACTGATTAGGCTTGCCAGTTGTTGACTTAGTTGCCAGGTGGGAATATTCCGCCCTGGACATCCTGCTCAACGGCACATCGGTTACCTGGCTGCCGATTGTCTCTCTAATGAAGACATCAAGCACATCAATAGTCGCGGTAGGATTTACGGCATCAACGTCATACTGAACCGTATCAGCAACCATAGGCAGCGCTTTCTGAGCAACGGTCCACTGGTTTAACCCCCTATTAGCCCACTCACTCAGCATAAGATTAAGGGACCGATTAGCGGACTTGAGATCATAACCAGTACGCAGCTCCAGGCCGCATCTTTCAAATGCTTCCTCTACATACTCAGCTACATCGAGCTCAAATGTTTTAGTTCCGCTAACAGCCATTAGGGTCTCCGCAGGTTATTCTTTCCAATGTTAGGCATACCGCCGCCTTTCATCCCGATAGGCTTCATCTTACCACCGCCCATCTTACCCTGCACTCTTCCATACAAACCGCAGTTGCTGCTTGAAGGTGGTCGCTTGTTCTTGGTGGCAGCGCCGCCCATGTTCATACCCATGGCCTTCTTAGCTGCAGCTTTACCCGCTGTGGTGTACGGGAATTTTTTTCCATTTACGTTTGGCATATTATCGTCCTCTTCCTCGTGTCGTTCGTTTATCAGTAACCCTGCCTCTTGGCGCCGGTCTTCTAGTTGTCGTCTTCTTAGGCGGAGCCGACTTAACAGGCTTAATTGGAGTCCTTTTTGGCGGAGCTGTTTTCACCGGAGCCCTTTTAATAGGAGTCGGTGCTCTTTTAGGTGGCGGTGGCGTCTTAATCGGCTGCCTTTTAGGTGGACCACTTTTAATCGGCGGTGGCGTCTTCACTGTCCGCCTTTTAGGTGGCAGTTTTTTCTTAGGCGGATTTGGCACCGTAGGAATTGAAATTGGTCGCCCTGGAGG